AGCATCGGCAGAGCCACCAGTTTCTTCCGCAGCGTCAAAAAGTGCGTTTGTCGAGTCAAAACCGACCGGCACACGCCCCGCGCCAAACGCTGTCCAGGTGCCGAATCCCAACAATGTGCCCGGATTTGTGCTGTTGGTAGCGTTGATATAGATAGAGCCTACGGGATGCAACGCAGCCAATGCCGCCTGCACAAATGCTGTAGTGGCCAAAGTCGTATTGCTGGTGCCAGATGTTTGCGTAACGCCCGTTGTGCCAGTCGGTAAACTCGGCGTGCCGGTAAACGAAGGGGATGCCGTATCAGCTTTCGTGGCGATAGCCACTGAAATAGCGTCAAATTCCGTGTTAATTTCGGTGCCTTTGACGATCTTCAGCGGATTGCCACTGGAAAGATTGTCTTTAGTAGCGAAATTAGTGGCTTTTGTATAGTTGGACATATCGTGCCTCTATGAATACTTACCGTTTTTAGCTTGAATCTCGATCTTCTGAATCGACAACGCGGAACCATTGATATCCGCTTCGTAACCCGTCTGGACAATCTTGCCAGTGCCACTGGCACTTACAGACAAGGTTTGCAGAGCAACACCATCGGAATACTGCGTTGTCACAGACGGTGACGTATGGGTAAGGGTATGCGTGCCTGACTGCGAACCGCTGGTATTGATTGCGCTGCCGCCTAAAGTGGACGATAGGTTACAAGTCGTGGAACCTGGGCTACCGGCGTTAATGATGTAGTAATCTGTGCCGGTAGCCAGACCAGTCGGCAATGCGCCAGTAGTTGTAAGCCTTACCGTATCCGTCGATAGCGTGCCGGTCAGAAAATACGATCCGTCAGTAGCCGTAATAACCGCAGGGCTGGCAATACTGACGGTAATAGTTTGGCCGGCAGAATTATCGTAAGAACCTACGTTGTAATAGCTTTCACCTTGCGTCGGGATATACGCATCAACTGATAAGTAGTTAGATGAAAAATCAAACGCCCATTTAAAAGTGACGTATTGATTCGAGCCGCCGACTACGACAATAGAAAGCCGCTTAAGAATAGACGTTTGCGACTGATTACCCAAATCGGCATGATTGGTGTAATACTGCATCCGATAGGACGAAGTATTATCCTGATAGTTTGTATATTTAGCGATATATCCTGTTTTGCCGATCAACAGATCGCTATTTCTGCGTGCCAGCAATGCTGTTGGCTCTATTGAATCCCAAGTAGTCACACGCGAAGAACCATCTTCAAGTTGCCCGCGCGTATCAAAACAGTAAACTTGTTTTGAGTTTTGCAATACGAGCAAATAGAACGCATTACGCTCTGAGAACGCTGCTTTTACCGATGATCCATCGCTGGATTCGCTGGCTACAGCGGTCATCAAATCATTACGGACATTTTTGGACAAATCACGAAACGGCAGCGATTTTTCGTTAACAGTCCGAAGCAGCGACCGAACGCCGGTATTCGACAAAAAGATAACGTCAGTGCCGATATTGGATATGCTATCGCGTGCTAAACATCCGGTGCCGATAATGGTATCGGATAGTTGCATGGTAGACGGGGTGCTGGCGTTTTGGTAAACGAGAATCTGTTTTTTGCCAAAAATAAACAGATAGCCGTTATGCGACGCCAATCCGGTAATTTCGTCAGAGCCATACCCCCAAACACGGCTTACATCAAGGCTACCCGCGGTGCCGCCAGTCCAGATATGCCCCGCGGTCAAGTCCGAAAAATATACTGTTGTTTTGTTCGTAGATGTATTGGCTGCCCACAAACGGCCATACGCACTCAAAACTATATTGGCTTGGGGTGCCGTGGCGACATAGCCCGATTGCTCGGAAATGCGCCGAAATTTGGTGCTTCTTGACGGATCGTATAGCAACGGATCGTAGCCGCTTTGGAAAAAATACGCGATTCCGTTAAGCGAGGCGCAATGCCAGTTATTAGCAGTAATGGTCGGCGCCGTTCCACCACCGTCATAAGTCAATGTAGCGAGTGCGCTTCCATCAAATGTAAATATCTTATTGTTGCCCGTAGCTAATACAGTTGTAGTGCCATCAGACTGCACTAGCTCATGTAGTGAGCCAACGCTATTGCTGCCTAGATCGCCGGTTGACGAATTAAGATACGAATACCCCTTACGCGACCCGATACGCCCGTATTGGTCAATAATGCAGTTATTCGCCACCAACGCAAATCCTGCCGCCAAATCCAGCGGTGAATCTTGCGTATTAAGCCCAAAAAAGCCGGGCGCAGCGGTAGTGAATACTTGAATGGCTTGTGACATTGGCTATGTCTTAAACTTCTATAAATTGGTTTTCTTCCGGGTATCGAGTGCCTTCAAGGGCAATGTAGTCCGACAACATAGACCTATACAGTTGATATGCTTCCGAACTATTAAGACCACCATCTTCCCCGCGCTCTACCAACGCGCGAGCGTAGGCATTTTGAACGACCAATTCAGGCGGCACTGAAATAACAGTGCTGGCGCTGGTCAAAGTATCTTGCGGCACTACCAGGGTGAACTTAAGCGAATAAACGCCATCAGGAATGGGAAATACGTCAATTTTAGTGTCGTAAGTTGCGCCATCAACACCGTTAAATGCGTAGTAAACTGGGATACCGGTCGCGGGCGAAGCGGGGAAATTAAGATACCGATTCATTACTGGAAACGGCACGTTAATCAAAGATACATAGCTGGTCGCGTTGATCGCATCCCGAACCTGAAATTTTTGACCCGAACCCGTAACCGTGTAGGACGACGTGGCCGCAACCGTTGTAACCGTCAAGGTCGTGGTCAATACATTCCAGCTATATGCGTCCTCAACTTGTCGTTTGGCGTCATTTACAAATTTGCCGATCAACGTGGCGTAAGTCGTTTCATCAAGCGACGCGACTTGTTGTTCACGCAAACGGATCAATACGTCATTAACCGCTTGTAAATAGGTCGTGCTCATGCCCGCACGCTCCCTTCCAGTTCAAATGTAGCTACAATAGCAAAAGTTCCACCTGTTTCTGTAGTAACCTGAAGAATGTCGTTTTCCTCAAAAACTATGTAGCCGTAATTCGGAAACGCCAAATATTGTTTTGACGCTACGGTATATTGATAGACAAACGAAAAAGTCGTATTACTACTGGCGTCATACCAATCAAACGTAACATGCTTGTTGCTGGCAGTCTGGTTAGTGGCAATCAAAGTTATCAGCCGGCCATAGTAGCCCGCAGGGACGGTATAGAGCGTTGTTAGCGCCGCTGCTGTCGGATTAGCACCGACTGATATTTCTCTCATTTACGCGCCTTGTTCCTAGCCGAAATCGCACTGGCTTTTGCCTTTGCGTCAGCCTTTGACGACGCACCCCAAGCGCGGAGAGAAAGAAGGAGTCTGGTAGGCTCCCCGTTTTTATACTCCGGGCCGGGCATTGCGCCCATTCTCGCTAAAAAGGAGGCCCGACGAGGGTTGTCACCTGACTTGACCGGGGCTTTAAGACTACCCCCGGTAGCCGCATTATAAGACGCCCTTCCTTTGGCATTCAAGCCGCCTTTTGGGTTTTGCCCCTCTTTTCGCTGCCATACCGGGGTTTTCATGCTAATACGCCCGTTTTTTGGGCATTTTGGCTTCGGACATGGCGATCGCAATAGCCTGTTTACGCGATTTGACCATCGGCCCTGATTTGCTGCCGGAGTGCAACTTACCGGCCTTATATTCTCGCATGACCTTACCGATTTTCTTTTCGCCTTTGGACATTTTCATAACTACTCCTTAGTGATCGGCCCGCCGGATTTCCAAGCATCACAAGTGCGAGCCGAAGCACAAGTGAACTGAAACAGGTCGCAATAGCCCAAATCGGCAGCTTTTACAAACTGTTCGTCGTAAGACAATTCGCCTTTTTTCTCGTCTTTTTCCAGTCCACCAATGATGCATTGCATCATTTTTGGCGTCTGTATAAACGCCGCGCAGTTTCCGCAACGCATACCTTTGATGGTATCCGTCGGGGCGTTATACATCTTGGCCTTTTTGAGCCAAAAGGCATCATTTGCCTCATCAGGGTTAGGCGGCCCGTAACCATATTCTTTGAACGCATGATTACGGTTTTTAAGATTAACCGACACATCCTGTGTAGCCAAAGGGCAAACAGCGCCAGATAGCAGACCAGTTTTCATAGCTAAACAGCCTTTCTCGGCCTGCCCCGTTTTTTCATAGCCGTCGGAGGCGCCAAAATAATGCCTTTTGGAGTGTCTTCGACCGTTTGGATAGGCTCCATAGAGTCTTCGTCAATCCGCACATAACCAGAATGACCGCGCATCGAATCAATATCATGCTGGAAGGTAAACGTCACCGTTTGACCACTTTGCAGGCATCTAAAAGTTGCCATTTTTCCCTCTAAAAATAGATAGGGGGCCGAAGCCCCCTACCGTTATACAACGCAGCGAGCAATAACAAGACGAATAGTGCAAGACGCCAGATCGACTGTAGAACCGGATTCGTTTTGAATCCGAATCGACACCGAACCCGCCGAATCGACATACGCCGTGATGCTCATACCGACTTCACTGACCGAAAACGAGCAGCCGATAACCATATCGCCCAGGGCAACGCCCGGAACAGCCACAGTATCGGTTTCACCCGCGCCATCGGCCAGAGAACCAGCATCTAACGTCGCTTTTACGAGCCAAGTATCGCTAAAAAGCCCGCGAAACTGGTCGTTACCCCGACGCGAGGTAATGGAAGTAGCAGCAGCCATGTCAAAATCTCCTAATCAGGTTAAAAATGCCCCCCGCCGGTTAAGACGAGGGGCAATGCCGTATTAGGCAGGCACAGCCAGTGCAAACGCCGAACTGGACAGCGCGGCGCCGGTCGTGGCGGCCGTACGCAGAGCTTTAACGCCATACAGGGTATCGGCCGTGTAAAGCGTAGCCAGATATTCCTGTTTGTATTGCGTCTGCGAACGAACACCGACTTGCTCAACCAGCACCATCGAGTCGCGGTGCCCCATCAGGCAGATACGATCCGCGCCAGTGTTGCCCGCGCCGTAGTCTGCATTCGAGGTCGTGAACACCGGGATGCCGTAGAGCTGACCGATTTCACCGTTACGGATCGCATTGCCGTTGCCAACAAATGCCTGTTCCGTATAACGCGCCAGCCCCATGAGCGTGTTGCGGCTCGACGGCGGGATGATAAAGAAACGCCCATCCATCGGGGTGTCGTTATCGTCCAGGCGTTGAATGGTGCGACGAATCGCCGCATCAGTCAGCGCCGCCGCATTGGACGTGCTGCTGTTGTATGCGGTCGTGCCGTCAGAACCAATATACGCTTTAGTCGTAGCCGCTGCGGTAGCGTAGTCGTTCGTGCCAATCGTAGCACCGTTAAACGCGCGGCCAAGTTGCACCAGATCGGTATCAACCTGTTTAGCCAGAGCGTAACCGGCGTCTTCGGTGTAGAACGAACGCAGGCTCGACAGCGCTTGAACTTCCACAATGTCTTCAATCAAGCGGCTATATTCATAGTGCTTGTTGATAGACACTTGCACTTCCGTTTCCGTCGCCGCAATCAGCGTAACGGCCGTTTCAGCCGCTTTTGCCGATGCCGAACCACGAGTCGGAGCCGGAATGTGAACGGTGTCACCTTTCTTGCCCTTGAAGTTCATGCGTTTGACGACGTTTGCCAGCACAAGGTTTTTCTTGTAGGCGGCGACAATTTCATCACTCCAAATCTCAGGAATGAATGTTGCAGCGGTAGTAGTAGTTACCGCAGGGGTCGGATAAGCCATTTTGTAAATCTCCTAAAAAAAGTTATTTAACCCTGCCCTCTGCGTAAGCCTGCATGATTTCGTCACTCAGAGCTTCATAGCGGGAAGGATCGGTCATTTTCAGCCTAATGAGATCAGCCCGTCTGTAAACACGCTTTGACGACTCTCCAGAGCCACCTACATCAACTGCTGCGGCCTTAAGATTTTGCTTACGGGTTTTTTCACCTGCGTCTTCCGTTTGCTTGGTCTTAACGCCCCTCAGTTCCTTGTAGGTAGACAACAATTCATTGGCGCTATCGTAGTCATACTCGCCATCAGCTTTTGCCCAAAGATTAAGCCTGACCGGACTCATTTTTACCCAATTAACAAACTCAGGGTCTTGCACTACGTTCACAAAGTCAGGATGATCTTTGCCCAATCGCTGTTGGACTTGCATCTTTTTAAACTCAGTGGCGGCCTGCCGCGCAGCGAGAATATCGGGATGCTTTTCGACAGTGCTTTGAATCGCCTTTTTGGGGTCTTCAAAAAAGTCTACTTCCGGTTCTGGTTCTTTCGTAGTTGTCGTAGCGGCGCCGAGATTTTGCTTGATAAGTTCATCAGCCAGTTTACGGACTTCACCGACTTCTTGAGCCTGCTTGCCGATCAGCTTTTCAGCTTCCTGGTGCATTTTCACGACCTCATCCAGACTTTTACCCCGATACTTTTCGGGAATGTCCGAACTGGCGGCCTCGACGGTGGATTCCAGTTTTACTTCTTCCGGCTTAATGTCTTCTTGCGACTCGACTTCGGTTTCGATCAACATATTTATTTCCTTTTCCTGCCTCATTGGGTTGTAGGAGATTAACTCGCCAAAATGGTTAAGAGTTAGCTTTTTGCTCTGCCTTCAATTTATCAAGATGGCGCTGTTCAAATCGTCCATGTGCAGACGGAAATGATCCAGACCAGCCTTCAAGTTGGATGGCGGGAGCCGAAATGATGCGTTTAGCCGACGCACCACAGTCACACTGAACGATATTTTGGTCAAAATGAACGTATCGTTCAGTCAAATGCCCATTTTCACAGGCAAATTCATACATGCGTTTCAAGTTGTAAATCCTCGTAAGTTTTTGCGCTGGCCTCTTGCAAGGTTTTCAGCCATAGCAGGATTGATAGTTCACCACGTTTGAAATGCAGTTGTTTTTCGTTTTCAATGCCAGAAATACTGTTAAGGCCGGCTATCATGGAATCAATATCCACCATCAAATCAGACCAGCCTTCAGTAGCCATCATTGAAAACCGTTCTTCGTAGTATTTTTGTAGTTCTGGCGTCACGCAAACATCTCCACCCAAGCTAAAGAATTTTCGTCCCAAGCGTATTTTTTGCCATCAACAGGCATTGGAATTGGCGCGCTCCACAAGCAGTTAGTTTCATTTAGCACCCAAGACGGATAGGGTTTTGGCGGGATAAAAGCATCTCTTTGCTCATCGTATGTATAACCAATACCCGCATAGTTTTTTCTGATATTTCCGTGGTAGCTTGTTCTCTTACAAATTTGACCTCGGAAATTTCCGTAAAATTGTTCCCAATCGTAAGACGTATCTGTTTCGTCTTTGCCGACAATGACTTCTACTACAATATTGTTTTCGTCTAAAAAAGCGTAATGTGCCATATAATTACCAATAGATATTGCCGGTTCCGGCGGTAAATTTATATATGGTATTACCACCAGATGTTGTTTTTGTATATGTCAAACCAGCGTCTATAGATGATAGGTCTTTATAGGCTGAAGAATACGATATAACAACAATACCTGAACCACCAGCGCCGCCGGCATACGCTGTTCCAGACGCAGGTGTAGAGCAACCGCCACCCCCGCCACCAGTATTAGCAGAGCCAGCATTACCCGCGCCGCCATTAGAAGTTCCAGCGTTACCGCCGCCACCAGCCCCGCCAGTTCCAACAGTGCCTCCAGAGGTTGTCCCGCCACCTCCACCGCCAGCATAAGTTACACTTGATCCGGTAATGCTAGATGCAGACCCCGCGCCGCCGTTACCGCCAGTAGTACCAGTTCCCGCTGCGCCAACAGCACTTGCGCCGCCGCCGCCTCCATCACCATAATTAGGCGCTGTAAAAGTAGCTAAACCACCATTATTACCTTGTCCAGAAGTGCCGGTTCCAACACTTCCAGATGTGCTGGCATTTGTAGACGCGCCGCCGCCAGAACCGCCATTACGTCCATTTGTGTTAGCCGCGGTAGCATTAGACCCACCGCCACCACCGCCACCCGTAGACGTAACGGACGCGAATACCGAATCAGAACCATTACCCCCATAATTAGGTGATGCCGCCGTCCCCGCTGATCCTCCAGCTCCTATTGTTACCGTATAGGCTGTTCCACCGGAAACAGATAACGTAGTAGACCTATAGCCCCCTGCGCCCCCACCGCCACCGCCGTTATACCCGGCGATAGACCCGCCACCGCCACCACCACCAGCAACAACCAAATAAGTAACGGAGGGAGGTGGGTTTAAAAACGCAGCGATAACGGCTTGTTGAACCGCGCTCATTAGGTAAGCCCCGATCCGCTAATAATCCAAGTTGTGCTGGTCATCTTTATCGCTGTAGCAACACCATACTGAGCAAGGCTAC